TTTCCATCTACATCACAAAAATAACTAATCACAAGAGTTTGCATAATAAATTTACTTTCCTATATGATATTTAGGTATCAGTTCCCATTCTTTTTTTTCCTTGAAAGGAATGATTTTTAGTTGTGCAATACTTAATTGATCGTTCTTGTACTTGCTGTTCAGAGGAACAACCAACCCCCATTCCTCCAATAGTTTAACTATTGTGTTTCTTCTTGCAAGATCATTTTCACTAGTATCTGTCTCAAGACCATCTAAAGCCAATAGTTCCTTGAAATGAAGAATTGCGTATCTACCTCTTTTGTGAAGTATATGACAACTCTGATACAGTTTTTTTTCTTTCTTTGAGGAAACGCCAATTCTTGTCAGCGTTTCTTTCACCTTGAGGAAGTCATCTTCATGATTTAGTTTTACTTCCACACCATAACCTTCAAAAATATCTTCCGTGTGTTTCATTTTAAAGCCATTTCTACTATAATATTATATGCCTTTCATGGTCGGCACAGATATGTAGAATTTGGCTACTTTTGACAACCACCCCTATAAGTCTGCTCCTTCAGTTTGTCTATGTCCTGTTTAGTCAAAAGTGGTATAACTTCTTTTGCTCTCTTATAGGAATAACCATAAACCTCCTTGAGCATATCCATCAGTTCAACCATTCCATGTTCGTCTTTGAGCCATTTACTGTAACGCTTTCGTTGACGAACGGAAAGACGCAAATAATCAAAGTGCATCTTCTTTGCAATTCCCGGTATTGCATTCATCTGATTACACTGCATGATTGTATCTGGAAAATAAGACAAAGAATGATTCACGATGTAAGGGACATATTCCTTTTCACTCGGATTATTCTCTCCATCTAAAATGGCTTCTTTAGAATAATTAATAGCAGTCAGAAAGTCGCCTAATTTCATTTGAATTCACATCCCATCATAAGTTCTACCACACAAGCCACCAAATTGATTTCTTGATCTGCGACAAACGCAGACTTATATTGATACTCTGCTAGAGTAAGAATAGCAGTTGGGATAGATGCGCTCTTTAAATGCTCGTATAACCCATCGTAGAGTTTTCTAAAGATATGCTGAGGATCATTGTCCATGTTAGAAACAACCCATACTCTGGCTGCACTAAAGTCTTTGCCTTTCATATGATCCATTAGTTCTTTTATCTTAATATCCCCGACTTCACTCAGAATACCAACATCGATTGTTCCTGCTGAGGAATACCGTTGTAGTTCATTTAAAGTGCGTCTAAAGTCCGGGAAATGCTTTATAATGAGTTGACTTAGAACCTTCTTGTCATAACTAATCTTCTCTTCTTTGAGAATGTATTCACAACGAGCCAAGAAGTCTTTTGCCAGTTGTGGCTTCTCCTTTATAGGAATAGAAAAGTCAATACAGGTGCAGCGGGAATGAATTGGCTCAATGATGCGATTCTTGTAGTTGCAAGTCAGAATAAATCTGCAATTCTTAGCAAACTCTTCAATCGCGCCACGCAAAGCCGGTTGAATTGACTGTGCGTTTGAGTAATCAAACTCATCCAGAATAACCACCTTCTTGGTATCAGACAACGAAATGGTTGATGCAAATTGCCTAATTTTGGTGCGTAGGGTATCGATATTACCATCCTCGGAGCAATTGATTATGATCCAATCGGCTCCTAGTTGATTACACAAAGCCCTAGCAACGCTTGTCTTACCAGTTCCTGCTTTACCAGATAATAGAAGATTTGGACATTCTCCGCCTTCTACGATATCATTAAAGGTCTTCTTCAAAGAAGCCGGTAAAATACATTCATCGATTGTCTTTGGACGATACTTTTCTACAAATAGATTAATAGTGCTCATAGTTTACTCCAAGAAAAAGGACGATTGGAAAACCAATCGTCCCTTTGAGACTCACAGTTTTCTTATCAGTTATGGTAACTACTTGTTGATTCAAGTGCAACCCAATACTTCAAAGAAATATCCTTATGAGTAAATTGACTAATTGTTGACTTGGCAATTTTTACAGCATAATCACCGGGCAAGAACTTGAGATTTTCGATTCGGAAATCAAATTCAAATTCTCCCTTTGGGGCCTTCCCCAATTCCACACTAAACTTATTGCAAGTCGGATCATTCTTGTCACAAACAACACCAATCAACTTTGAACCATCACTGGTGATGGAAAGATGAGGTAGTTGAAGTACCGAAGAAGCCCTTACAATTTCGTCAAAAATTGTTTCAGTCAAATCAAAATCCACAACAGCATCTGGCATGTTGATTGACTTGGTTGGAACCGTCAGCAATTTTGGCTCAGAGTAGTAATAAGTAACACTTGAACCATTGTTACCTGAAATAACAACATGCTTTTCATTGAACTCAAACTCTGGATCTTTGAACAATGAAACTGTTCCCAAGAACTTATTCATGTCCCAAATACCAAACTCTGTGTCAAATGTTTCGCTCAGAGTTGCTTCTGCCATCACGTTTTTTGCCGGAGCAACTGTGCTAATCTTGTTGCCTGGCTTTACCAGAAGATTAGAATTAATAGAAGTAAAGTTCTTTAGAATTGTTAGAGATTGTTTAGAAATTTTAGTCATAGATTTAGTTGAAGTCATTAGTTTTCCTCGTCTTGCATTCTATCGATGATATCATCAAAGTCAACATTTCCGTGCTTAATATCATCCAATAAACGGCGCGCATCATGTCTTGTTCCTCGATTTTTCTTTACGCGAGTCTTCTTAACTGTGCGCTTGAAATCACGATTGTCTGGTTCTTTTCCTTTGTAGTAGTCTGACATTTAAAAATCCTCTAGGTTTGTAATTAGATTCTTTAGTTTTTTCTCAATCATATAACTCATAACTTTTGACTTTGAGCCAGTAACTGGTTTCTCAAATTCATCAATGATGCTTTGCTCCAACTCCATAGGAATAGCAGATAGATCAATGATAGACTTGTTGCGTTCATAGAATGGAAGTTCCGTAATGCGGTTATTTACGATGTCATCCATAACTTTGGTCATAACCTTGGTTGTTAGTCTCTTCTGCTGTTTGTCTTCCGTGACAAAGGTATCATCATCAGACAGAATGTTTGGCACACCATCTGAAGCATCGCCTCTTACGATATGTTCCAGAAGAAACATTTTTGGATTTTCTGTCTTAATGTAAGACTTCTTCAATGGACTATATTGGTATACGTTTTCGAATACACCAAGTTGCATGAAGTCTTTATCGTTAGAAAGAATCAGAATTTTTTCTGTCTTATGGAAATGCTTACACAAAACAAAGATGATATCATCGGCTTCAGTTGTTTGAACCGTAATGTTTTTGTAAGGAAACACTTCCTTAATCTCAGAACGAATTGAATGTAAACTGTTGTAGATGGCATCCCAATCTACATCAGATGACTTTTGATTATTCTTTCTGTTCTGCTTGTATTGTGGAAAAATTTTCTTTCTCCAACAATTACTAGAATCATTACAAATTACTAGTTGTCCGTATTCTCCTCTGAATTCTGAATTATACTTTCTATAAGTATTCAGAACCATGTGGCGAATATAATCTTCGTTTAGTTCAGGATAGTCTTTCATTGATTGAAAGATGCTAGCCAAAATTATTTGATTGTTATCTAAGAGTATAATGTTGCACCTCTGTTTATCAGTATAAACAAAGAAATATAAAAGTCAATAACTATTTACCCATTGCTCAGTGTCGCCGTCTGGCAAATACTTGTAAATTCTTCCATTGGTTGTATTGAACCACTCATCGCCCACATTCGGAGTGAGTGGAGTTTCTGCTCCCCAATAAAACTGAATAGTAGAAGAACCACTAGTAAGCATTTGCCAACCACTTGAATCTCCATGAGCCGGAGATTGATCCTTTATTGGTTTAGTGGCAACATATGTTTGCCCAGAGTAAAAAACAACATCACCCAGCGAGTATTGAATTAGAACACCATCTGGCGTATGTGATTTATAATTTCCCTTGAAATTTAATTTATCGATATTCATTTGATTGATCGAAGCAAAAGAGTGTTCGCATTAATTCGACCATTTGGCTCTGCTTCTTTTGTGTTTATAGATTTCCAATGATTATTTATTGCACGAATACCATCTTTTTTCATGCACTTAATAAATTCTGCTGCCTTCTTGATCTTCTTTTCTTTTGAAGTGGTTTTGTCAAACCCGATTAGTGTTGTCCCCTTTACAGTAATTCCACTTCCAGATGTATCAGCGTAATAAATTGCTCCCTTTTCTGTCTTTGTATTGAAAACAATAAGGGTAGAAGACCCAACAATACTTTCTGGCAAAATAGACTCTGCTCCGGTCTTTGTATCTTTGATCAAATACTTCAATTTCTTGACAACTTGATCTGGCTTCTTTTTCTTTTTCTTTCTTGGTTTTCTGTTGCTATTGATAATACCAATATGAAGTCTTAAATAATCACAAAGCATTTTGTGGAAATCATAAAGTTTTCTTAATTGGGCTTTAGTGATATAACTATACGCCTCTCTTAATTCTTTATTTTCTCCCAAAAGAGCCATGTTTAATTCCTGAACTCTTGGTTCAAAACTCTCTAACATGAAATGACAATGCATACCACTTGGCTCCGCTGACCTTAACCACTCTTCCATTTCAAACTTTTTATAGTTTGATTTATTGCCAATGATATATTGCAAATAGTCATCAATTTGTTCTTCTAATTCGGAAGCCAATACACAAGACTGTGCTTTGACTCTATCTCTAACTGAAATTGTTTCTTCTTGTGGTTCAGAGAAAGAAACTTTCTTACCCATTTCAATTAGTTGCAAAATAGTATCATCGACATTTTTCTGAAACATTGGTGGCAAAATACATCCCTTTGTAGATGCTTTGCACTTACCTCCAATTGAACGAAATGCAAAGACATCTGTTCCGAGTTTTTTCATGTATTGCCAATCTTGGATCTTATTCTTTTCCGCATATTCCAATACAGCATTTCGATAGTCTCTTTCGGTGTATCGAATGTTGTACCAGTTAGCAGACATGGCAATTGACCATGCTACCTTCTCTATATCCTTGAAATCATCAGGTGTCCAATGTTTCCAAGTGGGTTCTTTACCGTAAAAGATGTCTTCTGTGTTTTGTTTCATGGCTTGTAGAATACGAATATCGGTTCATATTTTAGATAAGTCCCGTCAACTTTGCAATAGTTTTTACACTTGGGCACACCATTTTCATCTAGACGATTTTGGCCAGGCATAGACTCTAGAGCCATTTTTAAGACACATTGAAATTTCATGCCTAGGTTTTCTAATATATCTCTGGAATCTTTTTCCAAAGGTAGATATTCTCCACCAATCAACAGATCGGCAATATTCCAAAGAAGATATCGATCATTTTTTAAATACTCTACACAGGTTTCCAACGTAGGTTTCAAGAAACCATCGCGCCAAGAATCATATGTACTGAATTTTTTATATGATTGTTCTGGATCATCCGAATATGCCTCTCTATTAAAGTATGGCGGAGAAGTAAAGATCAAATCTATTTTGCCTTTATACTTTTGAAAATTTGGATTGTCCTTTATAACTTCAGACCCTTCACAGAAAACTTCATATGTGTTGGTGTGACTAAAGAATGGATTATTTCGGTAAGTCTTTTCGTTAAAAAAGTCAGCAAGTAGGCTATACCTAGAATTGGTAGCAAAGTGATTATCGGTATTAGGATCAGTACCAATGTAGTGTACAACACGATCATCTCGCACAGACATGGCGCCCAATATTCTGCCACCCCATCCGCTTGATGGGTCGTAAATGTTAATTGGTTTGTCTTTTGAAATGTGTTCAGTGTATCTCTCATAAAGATATTTTGCTGTTAATGGCGGAAAGTTAACAGCAACTTGAATGTAACCAATCCTGAAAGAAGCAAATCCGGCAGGAAATACTTTTTCGTTTTTCTTATAAATTCTAATTGAATAAACTTTATCATCTTTTAAATTCTCTGAATCAAAGGTGGAATAGTGCCTATAAGACATTTTTGGTTTCCACTTAATAAATTGATCTTTTGTTATTTGTAATATATCACTTTGTTGGATCTGAAAATATCCGGTGTTTAAACCCTCACGGATAGATACCTCTTCCAACATAAAATCGTATCCTTCGAATATGTTAGGATTGCTAAAGAATGCTTCTAACCATTCTTCTCCGCTGCTCACATCAACAATTGCATATTTGGTGCTGTTTTTTATGGCAGATAAAGCGTGTCTGTAAAAAGAATCTCTTCTTAGGTGTCTGGTTGCTCCCCGAACAACTCTATCGTGAAATTTATCATCTGAGAATAAATCATATACGGAATGACCGTTATCTTTTTCTGTATAATTAATTCTGGTTTTCATCATGTTAGAGAACCATTGATCTGCTTCTCCACCAATTCTTGCCTTATTGATAATCACATCATCCCCCGCTCCATCAGTCACTAGTTCATCACTATGTGTAAATTGAGAAACAGGATATGTGGTCATCTTGTTGAATTGATCTATGATATCAGATTCATTTTTTCCAGTGCGCGGAGGACAGCCATAAGTATCCCATGAGTGTAAAATTTCTTTACGCATATCCTTTACCCAATCACCAAACTCTGTTGGTGTCATGGAAAGAAGATCTTCATAGAATACATTTATCTTTGAATTGATCACATAATCATTTCGCTCGTAAAATTCGTAGTTGTTCATGCGCCTACATTCCAAAATAGAGAAATACCTTTTGCGTGTTGTTTAATAAATTCCCATGCCTTTGCATCGTATGTTGGTGCAGAAGGAAACGGAGGAAGCACCTTTGCTGGTTTATTGAATGGAATTTTGCATTCATAAATTTTTGCTCTACCGTAGTCGCCTTTATGTCCTACCATGACAACATTAAATCTAGTGGATGGCCAAGCCAACTGAAGTCCGCGTGTTAGTGTTCCGCTAGATCCAACAGACCATACTTCGTCTGGAATCATACCGATATTGTATCTTGCAACCTTGATAATGCAAGCCAAAACATCAGGATGATCTCCACCAATCGGGATCAACACACGGTTGATTGGATCTTCTTTGACATAATCTTTGGCTCTTTTCTCGGTAACACTCAACATTCCATTTGGAACCCAACGCATATCAGCACCAGATGCAATTGCTTCCTGTTGGTATGGATGAAGTTTATTCATGGCTCGTTGAGCCATAAAGATTACTGCTTTTTTCCCATGTCTTGCTGCTGCCTTTGCAAAACTAATTTGTGCATAACCAGTAGCAGGAGAACTACCATAGACAAACTCTTTATATGGCCATGTTTGTATCATATGATCAATAAACCGCATTTTAGAACCACCACCAAGAAGATCATCACGAACAACATGTATACCTTCTTCTACGGTAATAATAGGTCTAGGATTAGGATCTTCCCATCCTTCAACCATAGACAAATAATCTTCAGCAGTTGCTAAAATCATGCAACATTTAGTTTACTGAAATTCTTTTTCTTTTCAAGAGTAATAACTGTAGGAAATTTATCAACTAAAGAGTCGGCTCTGTGTGAGATAACAAAAATGTTTGTCTTTGAGTCTAGACCAGTCAATAATTTCATAAACTCTTCTGCTCCAACGGCATCCAGAGAAGAGTCAAATACCTCATCTAAAATCAAAAGATTGCAGTTTGCACTGTTTTTAACTCTTGCTACTTCTCTCCAAGCCAACAGCAAAGACAAATCAATTCGCATCTTTTCGCCTTCGCTAAAACTCATATAACTAAACGAATCTCTATTACGGCTCTTAATTGTCTCGTTGAATTCTTCGTCTAGATGGAACTGAGCAAAGAAATCCATAGCCGTTAAAAACTTGTTTACAGTCTTGTTGATAATTGGTAAATAGTTTTTAATAATCTTGCCTTTAATTCCAGAATCACGAAGAAGAACTGATGCAATTTCCATGCAACGAAGATTTTCTTGAATCTTTCCCCGTTCTTCTTTAATTAAATCAATTCTGGACTGAATGCTTTCCAGTTCCTTTGTTTCAATGTCAATATCATCACCACTTGCCTTTGCTGACAGGAACTGTTTCAATTCATTTCTAAGATTGTTTATATTATTTGTCAAATTGGTATAAGACATATTTGACTGAACAATGGCCAATTTAATATCTGCAATTTCGTTTTGAATTTTTTCATATTTCGAAATTTGTTCTTCTGCTTCTTCTAATTTAGTTTCAATTTCTGCAATTGCTTTGTCATACTCTTGCAATTTAGAAGTTTTGGAACCTACTTGTTCTTTCTTAAAATCCTCAGTAATTGCCTGTTTGCATGTTGGACAATTATCGTTTTCACTATAAAACCCAATTTCTTTATGACAGTTATCGTGGTTTTGTTGTATTTGTGTTTTAAGTTTTTCAAAAGTTTTAATTGCTTTCTCTGTCTTTATCTTTGCAGTTAAATCAAAAGAAATAGAACCAAGTTTTTTCTCTAGTTCTTTTCTTTTGGTTTCAACCTTAGAACAATCATCTTCAAAAAATTTGATCTTATCGACAAGTTTTTGTTGAGATTCTGTTTCTTTATTTTTTAGGCTTTCAACAAATTTCTTTTTGAGTTTTAACTTTTCTGTTTCTAGAGAAATGTCAGAATCATAGGCTCCAAGAATATTCTTTGCTTCAGCAATCTTGCCCTTGAGAATGCTATTCATGGTTGTAAACACATTGATATCAAGAATGTCCTCAATTACGGTTCGTCTATCTGCTGCGGGCAATTGCATAAAAGGCACAAAAGAAGAACTTCCAAGAATAACTACCTGAGTAAATGACTTGTAGTTCATTCTAAGAATCTGCTCTTCAAAATGCTCTTGGTAATCTTTGTTTTTTGCATCCTGATTTAGAAGTTCACCATTCTTGTAGATCTCAAAGATCTTAGGAGATAAACCACGCCTAACTTGATATTTGTCTGTTCCAATTTCAAAATCAAGTTCAACCAAGCAGTCTTTCTTGTTGATTGAATTTACAAGTTGAGGAATGTTTATTTTTCTAAATGGCTTACCAAATAGAGCAAATGTGATTGAATCTAGGAATGCAAAAGATTTTCCGTTTCCATTTGTTCCAGACACAAGAGTATTTTTTCTTGAGTCTAAATGTATTTCGGTAAATGTATTTCCAAAAGATCCAAAATTCTTGAATCGAATTTTTTTGAATACAATCATGATGAAAGGCTCTCAATATAGAGTTCGTGTATCAGAGATTTTAGTTTACCTTTATTCTCCACAGTTTCAAGTTTGTCTATTTCTTCATTGATGATACTCATAGTATCTTGAGCCACGTCAACTGTATCAGTTGAAGTTTCAATCATTTCTTCAACAATATTCAGATTAATAACTCCAGCCTGAACCATCTTATCAACCCAAAGATCAAATTTAACAGGATCTTTCTTTTTTGCTACAAGAACCTTTACATATGAGTTTTTGTAGTAATCAAAATCATCTCCCATAGGATCATGCTTAGAATCATCATACACTATGATGTGATACATTTTTTCCGGGTTTTCGATGAATTCTAACTCTCGGGTTTCTGTATCTAGTACATGAAATCCCTTTTGCTGTCTTGCATCGGAAAATGTAATTTGATATTGAGTTCCTAAGTAGTGAACATTTTTCTTAGAGGTTTTCCCATGAAAATGCCCAGACAAAACCATTTCGTAGCACGAAAAAATAGAGTCATCCATACCTCCTTCAAAATTAATACCTTGAATAATTTCATAACCATTTAATTCAAAATGACCACAAATTACAGAGGCGGGGCAGGATTTGATAAATGTTTGAAATTCTTTTTCATTTTCTTTATTAATCCAAGGAATCATTGCTATATTAAACCCATCTAACTCTAGCAGTCTTGGTTTTTCATAAAGATAAACTGATTGGTATTTTTCGTGAAACAATTCTCTGATGGAATTTATTTCATTTGTGTTCTTATAGAATGTGTCGTGATTGCCTAAAATACAATGCAATTCAACATTATTGTCTTCGAACCATTGAATGAATCTTTTTCTGACTTCTGCCAATGTTTGAAAATTGACATACTTTCTCCTGTCCATCAAATCTCCCAGATGTAAAACTATTTTTATATCATTCTGTTTGCAGTATGGGAAAAACTGTTTCTCAAAAAATGACATAAAGTATTGCAAAAACAATGGCGAATCATTTCTTGCGCCAAAGTGGGTATCATTAATGATTGCAACTTTCATTTTTTTCTTTTTCTTTTTTTCTTCTTTGGTTCAAATTTTTGAATATCGGATTCGCTAATTTGGAAATGCTCGGACATTGCTTCCTTGACATTCTCTTTTTCAAAATAGTTTTCTTTAAACCATCTGTGAAAAGCCCCATCATCAAGCATTTCGGTCATCTTGAATTTTATATACGCTTGTTTCTTTTCCTTCTCTATTCTTCTCAAAAAAGCATAGTATATTATTTGGGTAAAATAAGAAAATGGATTTTTTGATTTATCTGGGTCGAAATTATGGGCATACATCAAACAATTTTCTATGCCATCTGATATCATTTCTTCCCTATATGGATAATTAACAAAATTTACTTTTCTGGAGAGATGTTCTGCAATATTCATGAAACACTCTCCAATATAGTTTGTTATTGGTGGTCTTTCTTCATCTGAGTTTTCTGCCTCAACGCATAACTTTTTCCATTCTACCATCTCGCTGTAAAACAGTTTGTTGTCTATGTAATGATCCTTCTCCGTTTCCTGCAAAACGGGTAGTTCATCTTTTTGTTTCTTTTTCTTTTTAGCCATTATATAAATTCCTATGTGAAGATTTTATAATCTACTTCAAAAAAATCAATAAAAATCACTTGATTTGTCT